AGAAGTTTTAATGGTAGATGAGTGTCATGAGTTTGCTAATGTAGTTTTCCCATTAGCAAACTCATGACACTCATCTACCATTAAAACTTCTGCTTCGTCCAGGTGTGTGTCTAGTATGCGTTCAATGCTTTGAACTGTGCAAAGCATGATATCCCCGTAAATATACCCCTCCCCAAAGCATAACCCCACATTATTCATTTTACATGTTTTAGTGAGAAAATCATAAGTTTGGGTTAGGAGCTGTTTAGCGTTAAAAAGAAGCAACATTTTCCTTCCTGCGAGTGCTTTTACCAAACCAGCCATAATTAGTGTCTTTCCTGACCCAGTAGGGGATTTTATGATTCCTCTTTTATTTTTCAGCCCCTTACGTATTAGTTCTTTTTGGTAACCATAGTAAGTAAACCCCTCAATATCCCAATCTTGGGAAGGATCCTCTAAATTTGGTGTTTCTATTTCGAGTTCAGGAGTGCAATTAATTTTTTTTAGGTCTTCTAACACCCTATTGAGCAATCCTGTCCTAAAAACACCGTCTTTAGAGATAAAATGCATTTTACCATCCCATCGTCTGTTCTTGTAAGCAGAAGAGTATTGGTATCCAGGAGATTTTTCGGAGTATAGGCTATATAATGCGTCTAATAGGTCCTGGTTGTCTGTTTTTATCTTGGAATTTAGGGTATTTACAAGGATTTTCATTAGACTATTATAGATTAGATACTTACATTTACTTAGGAGTATTTTTTATGAGTGATCAACAACCAATACCAGAGAAAGAGATGAATAAGTTATCTGACGATCAGATAATTGATAGTATATTAGCTAATATGCCATCTAATGATGAGGTAGCCATAGATTTACCATCTAAAAATAAATTTTATTCTCTTATTGACCCATCAAAGCCTGTAACTCTTAGACCTATGACTTTCGAAGACGAAAGATCCATGATTTCTCAGAAGGCATCCAATTCAGACATATTGAATGTAATTTTAGAGAGATGTATTTCAAATGTAAGAGTGCCTGAAATCCTCCAGATGGATAAACTTTACTTAGTAATGAAGCTAAGAGAAATTTCTTATGGAGATGAGTATAAAGCTACAATTACCTGTACTTCATGTAAAGAAGCTAATGAAGTTATCTTTAACTTATCCACGATGCCAGTGACCAGCGTAGAAGATGATTTAACAAATCCTGTAGTTTTTGAACTTCCAGTATTAAAGAAAGAAATTAAAGTAACTTTACCGCGAATTGAGGATGAGCACTATTTTTCCAACGCTGAATTTGCAGTTTCCAATTTGTGGAGATTTGTAGAGTCTATTGATGGTAACACTAAAAAAACTATCATATCCAAGATTGTTCCTAAGCTCCCACTAAAAGATGCCCATACAGTATTAGAATGTATCTCTGCATCTAAGTATGGAATAGATACTAAGGTAAGATTTGCGTGTGCTTATTGTTCTTTTGCTGATGTAATGGAGTTGCCTATTAGCACTGATTTTTTTACAGCGACCTAACATCAGGTTTTAATTTAAAAGATCTATTACATCAAGCCTATATACTTGTGAAACACTGTAGATTCTCATATGTTGATGTTAAAGAAATGTCCAGGCCAGAAAGAGCAACTTTCTTGGAATTTTTTACTAAAGAATTAGAAGAGCAAGACCGTGCAAGTAAACACAACCGAAGTTATAGATAGAAACAATAGGCCCAATGTTAGTCAGAGGATTGGATTACGTACCTTCTTTATGAATGATGGTGCGTATGTTGATCCTTACGAAATAAGTTCAGTTCAGCTTTTTGCTGAGTCTGCTACTCTTTCTCCTAATAGCGTATTAGGAGATGATAACCTAGTTACGGCTATCCCCCTTATGACATTTGCAGCTTCTGCCCCCACGGCAGGCGGGACTATGATTCACTGTACGCAGCCTGGAGCTACGGGGCCTTGTGAGGATGCTTTTGATCCCGACAACTATTACCCCGCTCCCACAGCTAGTGGAATTTATCGGTTGAGTGAGGGGGAGTATGTAGTGGTTCTTGATCAGATCGAAGCTTTGTCAGGTTGGGACTATACTACTGAGACCCAATTAGCTGCTTCAAGCTTATCTACTGTTGGTGATTATGTGGATCTTTGGGCTGTTAAGTTAAACTCAGCATCTAAGTACCAAATTATTACCAGTAAATTCAGTTTAAACGAAGATACTTTCTTTGCTTTTACTGAACCCCTTCTCCTTACTACTAGTAACAGGCTAATGAATAAGCATGTTAGGTATGGAGAAACTATTGATATTAAAGTAGGAACGGAAGTTACCATCCAAAATGAGGATGTAACTAAATCTATTCAAAATATTTTTAAGGAATCAGTACTTACTGATGCATTTATAACTATTAAGAAAGTTAATCAAAATCCTGCTTTTGATGGGCCCTTTACCGTAGTTCCAACCACTTCATTAGTAGGGGGGACTACCCCAATGGATATCACAGGAGATAACACCCTAATATATAATTGGGATACCACTACTACTATTGATGCGATGACTACGCAAACTTTCGGAAGTCCTACGGGTACTTACAGCGTTCAGGTCAAGTATACAGTCCTTAATCAGACGATCATAAGTCCACTGTTTTATCTCACAGTGTCGTAAGGAGGTGATTCATGAGATACGTGTAGTCGTACTCCTCAGTACGCAGGTTTACAAACCGCTCTAAGTCGAAGCCTTTTATATGAGCTTCGTTCCAATCTTTAACTTCCGAAGGGGGATGGCAGATATACAGGTCTGCCATCCTTTTTAACTTTCGAAGGTAATCAAATTTACTAACTCCTCGTTTGCCAGCATCGTCATTATCATACCCTATAATGATTTTTCCTTTAAAGTCTCTAAGAATTTCTACTTGATGTTCTGATACGGAAGATCCCATAGTACAAGTTGCATTTACCCCTTGAATTTGAAGGGATATAGCATCTAGGGGTCCTTCACATATTACTAAGTGGTCAGCTTGCGTATCGTAAGGATATAGAATTTGAGAAGGTTTAGGCCAGCCTTCAGAAGGGTTAAGGTATTTGGGTGTTTGGTCGCCCAACGCTCGTGCCTGAAAGTAAAAAATTTCCGAATCTTCTTCAAAGGGGATGATGAGGCGACCAGCATATCGTCCGTCAGTAGCAACATAATACTTTGAATCCTCAGTTTCCAAATTAAAAAGCTTGCGCTCGTATAGGAAAGTCCACGCTCTAAGAACGAGGGGGATATCTGATTCATAATCCTGGACGGTAACTGGGGTCAAGTGAAGTTCTTCTTCATCCTGCTGCTGGATCGGGATGTTGGATTCTATCTTTTTCGTAGAGTCTACATCAAGCTCTTTAAACAGAATGTCAGCTTCAGCTTGATTGTAGGTGAGCCCCTCTAGGAACGAGTAGATCTGGATGAAGTTACCTTTGTTGCCGCTTTTAAAACATTGCCACAAACCACTATCTAAATTAATACTCATATGACGCTTGTAGTCATTAGCTATAAATATAGAAGGGACAATTAACTCACGCTCTCCTGAGGATAATCTGGAATCCTCCTTGAATTTATTTGTTAAGTAGTCTCTAATAAATTGAGGTGCTATAATGTTCATTAATACAATTTCAGAATCTAAATCTAAGACATTTAAAGAATGTCAACTCAAGTATCGTTATCGTTATGTTGATCGTTTTAAAGAGGAGTCCAAAAATACTGATGCTCTTCACTTCGGTTCTTACATCCATAAAATATTTGAGGATGGCTACCAAGCCACAACACTCAACGACCTTACTGTTATAGCCCAAAGGGTGAAAAAAGACTACTCTTTCTCAGAATCTTATAATCCTAAGATCACAAGATGTCTGGAGAATTTCCTCAGGTTTAACGCATCCTTAGCTGAGACACTAGCTACTGAAATGATTTATGAAGTAGTGTATGACGAGGAAAAGGAAATTAAGCTTAATGGCATTATTGATCGTATTATAAAAGGTAAAGACGGAGGATATCTGGTCATTGATTATAAAACTTCTAAGAGGGAGTTGACCGAGCTAGACCTTTACCAGGACAGGCAGATGATGGGCTATGCGTATGCTGTGCATAAGACGCTGAGAGTACCTTTAAAAGATATTGTGGTCGCTCACTATTATCCCGTCACCAATAACTTCGTCACTTGTAAGTATTCTCCCAATCAGATTAAGCAATATCTAAGGGAGAAGGTGGATCAGATCTGGAAGATCCGCAAGATGAAGAAAGGTGATTTTTGTGCTATGCAGAATCAGTTCTGCAATTGGTGCGGCTATAAGGACATCTGCCCTGAGTTCAATTCAGGATCCTTATGCGAAGAAAGAATTAAACAAAGAGCCAAGACTTCCTATAAGAAGCGCAAGGCTGGCAAATACAATAAGAAAGCCTAATCCTGCGTAAAACAAGGCCCCCAGGAGGGCTCCAAAAGAACCTGTGGCATTTGCCATGCTGGCTAGGATCTGGTATTCTACGAGGTCATTTTCGTCTAGTTTTGTCATGATGTATTAGAGGGTAGTATATACTTATGTCTATTGATTCAAAGAAATTTTCTACTTGTTCACTAGAGTATCTACATTTCTTTGTAAGATAGTTAAAGAGGCTAGTTAATTTTAAGACCTTTTGTTTATTTAGGGATTCAAGTATCTTTATCTGAAAATGCTTTATAAACTTTTCAGAATATTTATACCTCCATTTATCCACAAAGTCTTTGTGTAGGGTATAGTTGATTAAATCCATAAAATCAACAAGATCTATATCGGTATTCATGATTACTTATTACAATATATTATAAGCAATATGGCAGAATTTTCCAAAGAAACTTTAAATTTTTTAGAGGAGACGAGGGGTGAGGTTGACGCATACTTAACTCCAGAACCAACCAGTGGAGATCGTATTGTCCCAGGCGACGTATTTATTTTTAGATACACCCCTTTATCTGGTGAATTCTACAGACAGGATAGAGGTCGTTTTGCTAGTAATCAACGAGTTATTTTAATTGTAAAGTGTAAACGAGGGCCTGGGGTATTCCCAGGGAAAACAGGAAAACTTGTCAGTTGTTTCAAACTAGAGGAAAGTTCTACTGAGGTGGTAAGCATTATCCTAGATAACCTATATAAGAAGAGACGTAGAGCTTCTTATTATGGATTAATTACCCAAAGTCTTCTTAAGTTACTAGGTAACGATTCTTTTCGTACTTATAGATTAGAGGGTATGACTGATATGTATAAGTTTTCTTTAGGAACCCAACAGGTTAGATTTTAAATAGGGATTATTAAATGGCAGCAGGACGCAACAGACAGAGGCAAGCCCAGCGCGAGGCGGAAAAACACCAGGAGTTAATTGATGCTCTTACAGCTATGAACGATAATTTCAAAGAACTCAGTAAGGCAAATGAGGCTTTGGTTGCGGTTATTGAAAAACGTGAAGCAACCGCTAAGGAGGAGAAGGATAAAGCTGATAATATGATAAAAAGTTTGCACCAATTCACCGATAAGATCCCCGTTTTCGGAAAAGTATTCAGAAAAATAACCAGTGAGATAAAGCAAACTTTTGCCACTAGTTTTAAACTCCAAGAACGAGCTTTAGCTAGGGGATTAAATTTGGATGCTCTGCGAGATCAGATAGCCCCTCTGACTGATGAGATGGCAGGTTTTACAGGGGGAATAACAGACTCTCTTACGGCTTTGGAAATTGGAACCTCAATGTGGGAAAGTGGTTTAAGGTCTAATAATGTAGCAGTAGGAATGCTAGCTCTCCAGTCTAAATTGACTGGTGGGAGTCATAAGAAACTTTTACAACAAATGGCGCAAACTACCGCAGGTCTGGGGATGAACGACGCCCAATTATCACATTTAGCTAAAACAACTCAGGGCCTTAGCCAGAACTTTCATATAACTGGTGATCAATTAGTAGATGCGATGGCAGGGTTATCCTCTGATTTAAATGAGTTAGCTGCACTAGGGATAGGCGCGGAGATAGCAGAGGGTACAGGAGTTTTAGCAGCCGCTTTGACTCCTGGCATGGCACACTTAGCCCCCGATATTATGAAAGCTTTAACGTCGGGAAGTAACATGGTTCAAAATGCTATGTTGGGTGGGGCAGACGCTGTTAGAGCTGTATTAGAAAAGGGGACTCCAGGGACAGATACGATGAATGCCATTATGACCATGGGTAAACGTGCTCAAGAAGTTTCGGATCAGTATTCAAAAGGAGCATTGCATAGTAGATTTGCTATGGATCAAGCTGTGAAAGTTTTTGGTGATCAAATGCCCTTATATGCTAGAGCTTATACACAAATTAAAGACGCAGCCGACAAGCAGGGAAAGAGTATACAAGCCTATACGGCTGCTCTGGTAAAAGAACAAAAAATTAAAGATGATTTTGCCGACACCTGGGAGAATTTTAAGGCGAAAATATTTAATCCTATTAAAGATATTTTTATGAAGGTCGCCTCTTGGTTTATGAAGTCCATGATGGCATGGAAACCCTTAGCTGGGATTTTAGGAGTTTTGGTAGCTACTGTTGGTGTAATAGGCGGGATCATGGTGGCAATGACTGCACTGGCAGGATTACCTTTGATTATGAAGGGTATATCAGCAAGTTTTCAAATGATTTTGGCGGGCATAGGTAGGGGATTCGCGGCGATGGGCGCACAGGCAGGGGCTGGTGCTCCAGGTATTGCTGCGTTCGCTGTCGGATTTGTACCTGTTGCACTGGCTATTGCTGCGGTTGCTGCTTCTATTGGTGTAGCTGGTGCTGGGCTTGCTGCCCTATTCCATGGATGGTCTCCTGAAGGAGGGGGGAGTACTGCGGCTCAATCCAAGGCCACTACCCGAGTGGCAAGTGTTAATAGAGAAGCTGATGTGACAGTGGGAGCACTAAAAGCACAGATCTCCCAGTTGGAGAAACTGAATACTAATCTGGAGGAAAATAACCAATTGACTAGTGACCAGCTTAATTCCTCTAGGAACACAGGACAACAGTTACTAAATACTCAGAGAAGTGCCCAAATTAAAGACTTCCCATACCCCCAACCTTTGACAATATAAGGAGAATAATAAATGGTAGATAAACAAGATGTAGTGCCTAGACTGCTTCCTGAAAGAGCAAGAATAGAATTTCACTATCCAGATGAGAATAATACAATTGTATTTGTTCCTTTCTATGAGAATCCAGTGATCAAAGAATCTCAGTCTGCAAATTATGCTGATTACAATCCTATTGGAAGGGCTGGGTCACTGTACGCATATACAGGATCTCAATCTAGAAAGTTTAAAGTTAAAGCTACCTATACTCTTCCACACTTAGCCCAACATCCTATGGGTATAGCACGATTTTTAAGGTATTCGTTTGGGAATAGTAAAAAAGAACAACAACTTTTATTTACAAATATTAATAAGCCATCAGTAAGCCCCAAATCAGCTTTAGCTCATTCTTATGGTGCTTTTGATAACTATAGAACTTTACTTCTAGAGCATGTAGGGGACGCTAAAGCAAAGACGTTAGGTATTCATAAAATTCCTGCGAGACCAGGATCTGTTGTTGATTTTGATAATGAACAATCTCTCGGAGATCTCAGCTTCGCAGAAGAGAAATTGATTTTGGATTCTGAAAAAGCGATTGACGAGTCAATTGATAGGTCCTTGTATACTAATCAGGTTATTGATACTTTATTATTTTTTATGGTGTTATTTAGAACTTCTACTGTTAATAATGCGGATAATCCTGTTTTGGGTCCTCCCATACTTAGATTAACTCATGGGACCATGTATCAAAGCGTACCTTGTGTATGCAAGAGCTATAGTTTAGCATGGGAGGAAGAAGCTGGTTTTGATTTACAGACATTAACTC